TCGCCCCTCACGTACACCGCATGCTCAGGGCCCTCCAAGGAGCCGTACACGAGGCGTTTGCCTTCTTGCGTGGGGTGTGGTATGTCGAACGACTTTGAGGCAGCCCTGAACGTCCCGGTGACGGTAACGTTCCCTGATCCATCATCGGTAATTACCTGCTTCCAGCCTGCCATATCGTTCTATTATTTCGCCTCCTCCAGCTTCTGCAGTCTTGCAAATTCTTTTTCGAGTTTGTCAATAACTTTAGACACCGCAGGAGCGTCGGTTGCTTTAATGCTTACGCTCTTGAGCGCTTCCGTGAGGAAGTACACTTCGTTAATTTCTAGTTTCATGGTATATTAAATTAAGCTTGATCGCTGAGCTTATTTACGATCGCGCTAAGCAAAAATACATCTTTTCCATCGAACTTACAAGAAGAAAGGACTTTTAACAAAAAGTCCTTTTCTTGATCGGTAAATGATTCTTGCTTTCTTGGTTTAGAAAGAAGGCTCATTATGCGAAGTATATGTAGAAGTTGTCCCCTGAATCACAGTAAAGCGTGCCATCACCCGCAGTTGGAGCGCCTGAAGGGGCGCCGGTACCAAACGTCATCAATGAAACCCATCCTGCCGCGGTGGCCGTTCCTTGCTTGTAGATTTCAAACCCACCGAGCTTCTCAGTAGAGTTCCAAGCGATGACCGGGTCTTGGGTTGCGTCGCCAGTATGAATCAAGATACCACCTCCGTTAGCCGTGGCTTCGTCTGGAGAAGCAGTAGCTGCAAGCTCAATTTGCTTATCGTCAACGGAAATCGTTGTCGAGTTAATGGTGGTTGTCGTTCCATTAACAGTCAAGTTACCACCAACAGTAAGGTTAGATGTAATAGAGACACTGCTAGGGAGACCAATCTGAACAGATGCCGATTCAGTACCAGAACCAGTGACCTCAATCTCGTTGGTCGTACCAGTGATAGCGGCCACATAATCACCAGTGGTGCTTGTGCCGAGAACTACTGAGTTAGCCTGCACAGAGTTTACCGTCACGGCCCCCGTTGAGCCGAGAGAAATATCGCCGCTTATTGCATAGTTGTCAAACGAGTCAGTTCCATCATATATCAAGATATGCCCAGAAGCCGGAGAACTAATGTCAGTATCAGAGAGACCGGCCACCGTGCCTGAAGCTGGCGCGGTCCAGCTAAAGCTACCGTCACCATCCGAGGCGAGGTAATAACCGCTGGTTCCGTTGCCAGTAACGTTCAGCTCGTTGGCGCCAACAACGTTAGAGCCGATGTTAGTTCCGCTGATCGTGATGTTTGACGTACCATCAAAAGAAACGCCAGTCGCCGTAACATCACCAGACAAAGCAATCGTTCTGCCAGTTGCCAAAGCCGTAGCGGTAGCCGCGTTACCAGACGTATCTTGGTTACCAGTAGTATTGACACCGGGGAGGTTAATGTTCGCCGTACCATCAAATGATACGCCCCCGATAGTGCGTGCTGTTTCGAGCGCGGTTGCTGTACCGGCGTTACCAGTAGTGTCTTGAGCAATCGTTCCCGACGTCGATTCAACGACGACCTTTTTCCATCCAGCCATAGCTTAAAATTTTTTGAGAGTTTTTGTTTGTTGCAAATATATATAGAAAAATAATATCTATTTACGAGCTAACCCCGAAGAACAGTTCGTCAGATTGGTTCGCGTACAGACCCCCTTCCACGGCCGTGGGCTCGGACTGCGGCGTAAGCTTCAAAACACCGTCCACCTTTGTATCCCCCGCTACGTGGAACAGGCTCGAAGGGGAGGCGGTCCCTATGCCGACCCTATCGTTAGTCCCGTCGAAATAGGCCAGAGCCGCCAGACCGTTAGACTGTATGGTGAACCCGTACGTTGAAAGATCCGTCGTAGCGTTCGCGTCAAAGGTTAGGTCGTCGGTGATGTTCGTATCGGCGTCGTGAGAAAACTCAGTCCACGTCGTAAGGTCGCTTCCGAGCACGTACAGGGTAGCGTTAGAGTTAACGTACACGAACATACCCTCGCTCCTCCTATCCGTAGATATTGCGTCTCTGGCGGTGGTGTCGGCCACGGAGCGCAAGCCGCCCTTCCCGTAGGTGTCTACGTGAGTTGCGTACGTATCGGTAGAGTCCGTCGGTGAGACGAAACCGGTAATCGCTATGCCTCCAGATATCGCTGCCATGTTAGCTTACTTGTATGTTTATGGAGCCGCCGAGGACGTTCTTGGTTCTGTAAACCCTGTATGTGGTGTTTTGGCTGTAAGCATTCGTTACGCTAACAGTTCCGTAATACCACCCGTTCTCAACTTCTGAAAAGAACGCGTTGTCTGTACTGTCGGCCATAGCCACGGCAAGGTTTGTTGAGGTATCCTTAAAGCCAGTGGTGGCCGTAGGCGACCCGAAAGAGTCTGGCCAAGCGAAATACTTGTACCCGCCCGACGCGAAAGACTTTGTCCCTGTCTCTGTGCTAGTCAGAAGGCTGCTAGTTAACCCCTCTATTCCAGACTCGTCAAGAGTGGTAGAAGAGGAGGTTCCGTAATACATTCTCCAGTACCAGTTATAGGTTCTGTTTCGTGTAAGAGAATCTCCGTTAGAGTCCGTAGCTGTAACTGTAAACACGACGGAGCCGGGGCTGGTGAGCGTTATGGCAGAATGCGTTGCGGTGTACGGGGAGGCGCCGTAAGACAGGCCCGTGGCGATCGTTCCGGAGGCACCTCCAGAGTAAGTAATGCCCACAGAGGCTGCGGCGATGTTAGAGTCGTTGGTTGCGCTCCACGTAAACGTCCTGTTGGCGGCGAAAGAATCGCCTACCTCTATAGGCGTTGATTCGTTTGAAACTGAAAAAGCAGTAAAGCTAGGGGTTTGATACGGGTAAAGCAATCCGTCGAACATCTGTTGCAACGTTTTTGCATCGAAAGTAGAGCCCGCATCCCACCCACCAACAGCCTCAGGCATGGCCTCGGCGTTCGTGTATTTAAAAGAGCTCGAACCACCGCCAGAAGGTATGGCGGCCTTTACCTCAATGGAGTTGAACTGCTCTACTACAGTGGCGACAGTAGTGTTTCCTGAGGACACCGTAATTGATGCCCCCGGGGTCGTCGTGCTTACCGTTAATGTCGTTGCCTCTGCCATAGCTACGACTTAAGCGGAATATTCAGTGACGTCCTCGTTTACTACAAAAGAACCCCTAAGAATGGTTGTATGCGTGTCGTCGAGCCCTCCGTTCGCGGAGTCTGGTATCACGTACTGAAGGTCATAAACGTAACGGCCAGCGGCCACAGCTTTCATCGTGGTGTCCGCAATGTAGATGGTGACGTTTCCACTATCATCAACATTGTAAGTGTTACCTTCAGTTCCGTCGGACTTCATAGAACCTATAGTACCGCCTCCGGCGCCAGAGGGCCTGCCCTCCAAGGTGCTAAGTATCATGCCAGTGACCCCGTCGCTATCTGCGGCGTCCCTGACCTGCATGACGAAGGTGTACTGGCCCTGAATGAGCTCAAGCCCCGTGCCGGTCGAGTCCTTAAGCGTGACGACCATGTTAAACGTGTCACCCCTCCTGCAGGTGATGTTGAGCCGTTCAGATATGTCTAGGTTTATCTTCTTAGTGGCCATTATTCAAGTATGCTAAGTATGTCTGATTGATTGTTTTCTTCAGCCTCCTGAAGCTCGCCGCGCTGGCCCTGACGTTGAGATATCAATTTACTTTGCTTAGAAGCTTGGATGTCGACCCTGTCGTCCTTGCGGTCCTCTTTGAGCACCTCCAGCTTCTCCTTGAATTCCTGATCGTCCGTCTTAAAGCCAAGCGTAGCCTGAGCCTTAATCATCTCGATCTCTTTTCTCATCTGGTGTTTAGCCTGCTCCAACTGTATTTCGAGCTGGGCCTTGAGTTGCAACTCCTGAGCCTTCAGCTGCGCCTCCATCTGAAGCTCTTGCTGGCGGGCCTGCGAAGCGGCCTGAGCCGCTTGGGCCTGCTGCTCAGCTTGCATCTGAGAGTTCTGTTGCGCCATCTCCTGCTGCTTATCCATGCGTTTCTTTCGGCGCACGATAAGCAAACGCTCCGCTTGGTTGATGTCTTTCAGGTTACGGATGGCCACGGCGTCCTCAAGGTCTATCTCCTTTTGAGACAGGGCCATCTGTATGTTTTGCTCAAGGTATTGGCGCTCCTGATCCTCCATTTCTTTGCGGACTTGGACCCCGAAATTGAACATGGGGAGCTCGCTAAACGAGGACAGCACCTTCATGTTTTCGTTTCCGATAGCCCTCTGGTACGCTTGGAACACGATTGAGTCGGTCGGAAGTATCTGCAAACACTTCACGAGGTCCTCGCAGACGCGCTTAAACAAGAGCATCGCGGAGTTCGTGATGTCGTACGTGGCGTTATTGCCAGCCGCGATAGCCTGCTGCTGAACCCCGACCAGCGTGTCGCCCTTAGGCGTCGACGCGTCCATCATCTCGTTGATGCCCGTGGTGTCGCGGATCAACCCAAGGTAGTGGTTGTAAATACCGATTAGCTCGTTGATGTTGCGGATGCTGTTCGGGATCTGCTGGATAGGCGCCCCTTGGAAGCCGCCCTCTGGGTTCTTGCTTCTGTAGTAGAAGACACCCGTCTGTTCATAGATGTCGTGGAGCTCAAGGGGCTGCAGGTCGCCTCCCTTCCCGAGCTGTACGTTCTCCAACCCCTCAATGTCGATAATCAGCCCGTCTGGCTTTGCCTTGGCGATGGCCTGCTGGATCTTGAGGTGCGTGAGCTGCAGCATGTCCGCAAATCCTACGCAGCTATCCACCATCGACTTAGGCATCATGTTCCTAATGTTCGTGGCGGCCACGGAGTAAGACATGCGCGTGCGGCTGAGGTCGTGCATATTGCGGGGCATGTTGTTCTTCAGCCCGTACCCGATAATGAACTCGGTGCCCGGGATGTAGATGCCGCCGTACACGTTAACCATATCCATCTTGCGAGGGGTGCGCTTAAACACGCCTCCTTGGCGCTCCTTGTAGCTGTACCCTTCGTAGTAGAAATTAGTGTTTCCGTATCTGTTCTCCTTCTCCTCGAAGTACATGCAATCGACGCCCAAGAACTCAAAGTCTATAACCTCTATCGTATACTCGTCGTAACCGTACACGTTGCGCTCAAGGTGTGAGTCGTAGTAGCTCTGGTTGAGCTTGGACATATCGTACCCCTTGGTTCTAGCCGCGTGCTCTGCGATCTTCTTAAACTCCTCCTCCGTCATTTCCTCGTTCGCGTAGCGCCTGAGGTCCTGAATCTTCATGCGCTTGATGTGTCCGGCGTACACCAAATCGTCAAAAGATGGGTCTTCGGTGTAGCTATGAATGAACATAGCGGGGTCAACGTACTCAGTTACAATGCCATACGACGGGTCGTTATTTCTTTTTACGACCGCCATGCCGCAGGCGACGAGGTCGTTTACGCAGCGTCTGTACACGTTGTCGCTAAAGCTATTCCACTCTAGCGTCATGTTCGTGGCTATCTGGGCCGCTATCTCCGCGTCCGTCTTGATGTTCGTTTCGAGGAAGATTTCCGCTTCCTCAAGGGTGTCCGGCAGCTCGGCTGGGTCTTTATCCAGCACGAGGCCACCGGTCATGGCCTTTAGCTCTTCGAGCTGAGGCTTTATCTGAACCTGAGTCTTTATGCGATTCTTCTCCTTATCCTTCTCCGAAGAAGAGAGCGGGTCTACCGCCTCAAGATTAGGGTAGGGGTTTCTAGAGAGGATCTTGTTTACAATGATCCTCGCAAACTTAGGCAGGATAGGTACGGGAGTGTAGTCGAGGTTGACAAGGCTGCCGTCACCGCTGCTAGGGTCAAGAGACGTAAGTATTCTCTTGTAGATGCTAGTATCCTGAGTTCCGTTGGCGTAATCCCTGTTTCTTTCAAACAGCTTAGCTCTCTTTTTATACATAGAGCCGGAGTCCTGTATCTTACCCCACTGGTTCTCTATAGCCTTGGCGTAGTCCAGCCCATACTTCTTAGAAGCCTTCTTCTCTTGTGAAGCTAACGGGTCTGGAAAACTACGGGACTTATTTCTTTCGTTGCTATGCATTACCGTGGCGGCATTTTTGCAAATATAGAAATAATAGGATTCTTAGCCGATCGGGTTATATCTGCGGAAAAATTTCTTCTCGTCAAACTTTACAACCTCCTTTTTCTTTGCCTTTTGGGCGGCTAGTAGCGCAAGCCCCGAGCTTATCGTAAGGTCAAACTTGGTTCTGTCGTTTATTTTAAAACCTATCCAATCCTCAAGCGTGCTGTTAAAATACATCTTTCCCATGTCTCCGGTCTCACGATGAAACCCAACATGGTCGTGGATGTAAGCTTCTATGGCGTGGGCGTGAGCTTGGATGACGTCTTGCGAGTTTGAAGGTATACCCTTCGTCTTTGTTTTTATAGAGCTGTTAGCTGCGGTGAGGTGGGCTGGCCTATCCATAAGGTAGCCGTCATAACCCCTTGATTCAAAGTACCTTGCAATCCCGTACTTGTTGTTTTCAATTAACACAGGGTACCCATAAAAGACGGCAGCCATAAGCACGTCTTCGTAGAAGATTTTAGCTAAAGGCGGGCGGGACGCATACTCCACTACAAACATGTTCGATGGGTGCTCCATATGGAACTTGTTGTAAAGGTGTAGCGCTCCCTTAGAACCGCGTCCGTCGACGGTGGCGTCAAGGTCATAAGAGTCGACCCCGCCTACCCCCAGCTCTGCATTAGGTGCTACGCGTTTTCCTCGATCAAATTTCTTTTGATTCTGGATCTCTTTAGGCGGCATCCACGCCACCTTAAACCGGCCCTTAGGGTCTGGCTTAAATACTACTTCCGTGTCCTTTTGCCCGTTCTTCCAAACGAAGTTCCCTACAACTATAGGGTTTGGGTATAGGTCGTCGTTATGCTGTATCTGCTCGTATATCTTGCCGATGTTGAATAGGCTTCCGTCGATACTATCCCTGAAGGCTTCGTCGGTGGTAAATGGGAACTGGCGCGTTACCTCGTTTAGCTCCGAGGGGTCAGACTTGAGGCTCTCCCTTTCGTTTTTGAGATACGTCTTTGCGCCTTGAACAACACTATCGCCGTCAAGACCGTCCACAGGGTGATCAGGGTCATCAACGATGGGTCGTCCGTGTTTGTCAAAAAATCCTTCAAGTGATTCATATGCGGGTATAAATAATCGGTACAGTCCTGTTCGGGTCCTACCGTTTGCGTTTCTTTCTTCCGGATTCGAATCCCTCCACAATTCCTTGTATTCCTTCCCACCCTTGTCCATCGGGTTCACCGTACTCCCAACCATGGCCTTTCCCACGATTTTTCTTCCGACGATCAAACATGTCCGCTGAATCCTCCAAGCGTCCCTTATGTCTGTAGGTTTTTCCCATTTTCCAGCTTCGTCTAAATAGAGTATGTGGAGCTTCTCCCCATCATACGCGTTGTTAGTAGTGTTCTTCCAGTTAATTACCGTATTAAGAGCCTCTCCCGTCTGCGCAGTCTTATTCTTCTTCGTGATTCTCTTACTCGGCTCGCGAAAAGCCAGCTCCATGCGTGGGTTAGTGGTACCATCCTGTATAGGTTTAAAGAAGAAGGGGTAGTGGCGGAACATTTGCACCACCTTCTTCATGAATATATTTTCTTGCGCGTCCTTACCAGTCTTGGACTGGATTCCTAGGAGTTTGTCTTTGACCTGCGTCGCTTCATCTAGAAGCACAGCGGAGCAGATATTAGTATATCCGCTACGCCTGCACTTCGTATACAACTGGCCAATACATCGCGGATCCGCCTCACACGCGGCTAAATGTAAGAAAATATTTCTTTGGAACTCTAAAAAGTCAGGATAACCAACGTCCATCTTGGTCCATTGGAGCATCATATAGTGCCTCCCGGTTATATAAACAGGCCTACCCGCATTATAAAACCAAAAGCCCTCACGCCTACGGCGAAATTCCTCCTCGATATACGGAGAAAACTTCTGTCGAAACTCCCTTGGCATCTCCCCCCACTCATCCATAGACTTAATACGAGACAGTTCCTGAGGCATAGGAACCCTCTCCCACACCTGCATGTCGTCTGGCTTTCCATATCCCGCAATTTCTTCCTCGGGAGGCTGAGCGGGAAGCATAATGAGTAGTGAACCAAGTTCAATAAGTTCACCTTTCGTACCCTTGGGACAAATTGAGACAGCAGGCGCATCATAATATTCTATGTTTACTAGGGAGGACATCAGAAAACCTGACCGTACCGATTGCTTCTAAAGCTCGGGGCGCCAGTCTTAGGGGTCTTAAGCTCCATGTACTTGCCACACGGACATTTAATGTCGTGGTAAGCCCCTTCAGATCCGAACTTAATAGTGACGCCGCTTTTAGCTTCCTCGTGGTCCTTACACTCGCAGATGTAATCAGCCATGGTTAGCGACCTTGAGATTTGTACGGCTTCTTGTAGTACTTCGACGTCTTAATGTTTGACGTACGGGTCTTGGCGTGAACCCCTTTTCTTCTGACGCGCTTTTTGATCAGCGTTTGAGTTTGTTGTTTCATGTCAATTTAATTTAGTACCCCCGACAGGACTCGAACCTGTAACCGTTTGCTTAGAAGGCAAATGCTCTCTCCAGTTGAGCTACGAGGGCGTTCCCTCACCTGCTCCTCCTAACGGAGGGGCGGTTGTTGGCTCTATTCTTAGATTCAGGCTGCTTCTCAGTTCTGTCAGACGACCCTACATGCGCTTCGTCGAGACCGTCCCCGTTCCCGTACGTCCCCTTGCGGCGGTTGATACGGTTGAGGTTAGCCCTGTACTTCTTGGCTTTGCCGCCGCTGCCGTACTTGGCGTATTCCTCTTTGTAGTCTCTTTTCTTGAGCTTCATGGTACAAATATAATAAATTGTTGGGGCGGTGGGACTTGAACCCACGACTTCCTGTGTATAAGACAGACGCTCTAACCAACTGAACTACGCCCCAGTGTGATTGCCCTATTATGCGTAGAGGGCCGCCTGACGAAAAAAGAAGCTTAATCCTCGAACTCGTCGTTCCAAGATTCCTCCCAGAACTTAAAGTCTTGTTTATTCATTTGGTACACTATTTCTTGCCAATCATTTAGAGAATCTTTCAGCGAAACCTCCGCTGTAGTCTTTTGCTTGTTCGATCTCTCCATTTGTCTGTAGGTCTTTTATCATTTGCTCCAACCGTTGCCTTTCAAGCAACAGTTCCTTGCAGTCTATAGCAGTTTGTTTAATGGACTGCAGCTCGGCCTTACGTGCCGAACCGCCAGCCTCAGGGTCTACCGGCTTCCGAACCTCGTCGATCATATTGTTGATCGCCACCTCCATGCTGCCCATAAGGCGCTCGGCGGCTTCAATCGTTGTGAACTTCTTCTTCGACATAGAGAATATCTTCTGCGCGAACTCTAAAGTACTTATTACCGTCTATAGTTATCTCGTAATCCCTGTTCTTTTTTAATCCCACGACGTCACCCTTTTTGAGCCCTAGTTCGTCGGTAGAAGCGCATTCAAACGCCACCTTGGCTTTTCTAACTGGGGATTCTACGAGCTTCACCACCTCTATAAGGTCTGATTGCTTTCCGGGGGAGCCCTCATCTACCGGAGAGAGTAACGTCCACCCCGCCAAGGGCTTGATTTCGCCCTTTTTGTTCTTATACGCTATGGCTTGGTTGTTAACCGTGTTTACGGGGTCATACCTTACCAAATAGTGGTTTTCGTGCCCCGTTAGCGGCTGGCCCTCATTAAGCACCACCAAATGATGGAAATAGAGGGTGTCGCCCTCCTCGGCCCCGGTATCGTGTTTTAAAGGAGAAGCGACTACGGGGCCCTCAGTGACCCTATGCTCGAAAGCGTTGAACTTGCTGTCCACGTAGAGCTCCAAACCGCCGTCCGTGACGATAGTATCATTGAGCTTCTTTTCTAGCTCAACGACAAAGAGATCCAATGTCTTCATGAATTAAAAATTGCAGTCATACTCGATGATGCAGGGCATTTCGTCTACCGACTTCCATAACACCTGCGAGTCGTCTTTCTGATGCAAATATATCAAGTATCTCTTTTTCCCGTGCCTATAAAGGTGCTCTTCGTCCATTACTATGGTGGAAACCTCACCGTTCCCCGCGCGCATCCCTACAAAATAAGCCATGGCATCCTTCGGGTCTCTCCCGATGATGATCTTCCTAATAATTCCGTCCATTTTAGTTTAGTGATATGCCGAGCCCTTTTATTAGGTCGTCTATATCTGGGTCTTCAAACGTGTCCGTCATGAAGTCCTTAATGATGTCGAGCTCAGCTTTGTTTTCTAAATTATAGTGAAACAGCGCTTTCATACGGCTGGTTTCGTCCGTTTCTGGCTCAAGGACGCCGATAACGATGCAAGACATTACCTTGTCCTCCATATCGTATTTAGCGACTATTTCCTTGAAGTTTAAGGCCATTTCTTGCACCTCGAACCAAAAACTCTCCTCATAAATGCTATCTTCGTGTTCTTCCATGATGCTATGCCTAAAAGTTTAGTAGATAAGAAAAAGCTCTTTAGAGATTTTTCTCCGTTGAATCAAAGGTACGTAAAAAGAAACTACCTCAAGAACATACGTGTCGCCACCTCTAACTTTTGTTCGGACCACGACATGTTCGAAAGGGAGCTTAATTTTTTGCTATGGGCGTACGATCTAGAGTTCTTTACGCTACGCTACGCGGCAGATAAGTACGAGTATTCTGAGAAGAAGCTGGCCGAGCGCATAGTATACCCCCTCGTTAAAGAGGGGTACATATACAAGCATTTCGATAGACTGACCCCGTCGGACACGCTAGAATCTCACCTTTTCAGGGAAGAGACCAAGTATAACTACCGCGTGCGATATGCTATAACGCAAAAGGCCCGCTTGTTAGTGCAGGCCTTCTACAGATACTTAGAGTCGATGTGATCAGTCGAACATCACTTCGTAATACGTCTTCCCGTTATCGTCTCTGCAAGCTTTGAGGCACCTCTTACGATTATGCCCATCATAAACATAAGAGACGTGCACCCAATCAGGATTATCTGAATCGCCAAACTCCCAAATGAGCTGATCAAACTCCAGATTGTCTTTAATCCAGTTGAAGATCTGAGCGTTCGTACAACCTCCGTATACGTCTGCGTCGAGATCGAGTGCTCTTCCCTCCACATGCTGACTGCGGCTTGAGCCACCGATCGCAGTGTTGAGCTCGGCCGACCTATAGCCTGAAGACACGTATATAGGGTTTCCGAAAGCCTCCCTAAGAGGTTGAAATACGTTGACCGCAACTTGGCGGAGATTTTCTGTAGTCCATTCATCTGGCGTGTTATCTATGCCGAGTCGCTTTGCGGTGGTGCTTTTAATCACTTCCGCGAGCGTCAGGTTTTTAGAAAGATTCATTACTTACCGCCCCCGTAAGTGGCTCTGTACTTTTTGACAAGAGGGGTGGCGGCTGGGGTCCCCTTAACCTTTGCGATCTCGCCTTCGAGCTTGGCTCTAGCGGCAGCTTCAGGTGAAGAGTAGGTTTTCGGAGGGGTTTTGCCGCCCATATTGAAAGAAGCCTTGGTGTCGGCCATTCCTAGGGCCTTCCCTATCGCCCCTCTGTTCTTAGCTTTAGCCACGGTCTTGCCGTTGGCCGTGACCTTAACTTTCTTCTGGCTGCCAGCGGCGTCTTTCTTTACCGTGACTTTTGGTGTGTTTGGCATGGTGTTAACAGTTTTTTACACTCTAAAATTTGGATGTTCCGAAAATCCACCTTACAATGAGATCAGGAAACAGCTCAAAGTTACAAAAACCAGTATAATTCAATCGTTATGAAGAAGTTTCAAAAAACCCTCCTCCTCGGCGCAGCTTTCGGAATCATGTGCCTGTTCATTGATGACGAAGCCGCGGTGAACAACCGCCTCATCATCCGTAGCAACTCAGCTCAAATGACGGACATTGTTGCCGCAGTGAACCACCTCAACTCACCAATGCCGTGGGAGCGTAAATAATAGAAGTCTAAGAAAAGAAAAAGGGGCTCGCGCCCCTTTTTTTTATCTGCCTCTTTTCAAGAGTTTCATTCCAGACATGCCCTTGGCGAAATCCGTATTAAATTTCCCTTGAATATTTTCTGGTTTTCCCGTAGGGTAGTAATTCTGATAAACTGCACGCGCTGGGGCAATATTACCAGTGGCCCTACCCTCCAGAAACTTCCTAATGTCAATGCCTTCTGAGTCAAGGGCCATGTCGTAGAGATCGTCAGAAGAGATGTCTTTCCAATCTTTACGACCTTTGGCCATAAGGGCAAGCCTAAGGTTTGTTTCTTGATCGTCCCACCCTTTTTCTTTTTGAATGTCTCTAGCAAACGCCCCAAAAGACTGATCTCTTTGTTGACCGATATCGTACGCCACTGACTCTAGCGTCGCAGGATCTTGAACCACTGACCACTTTTTGTCGTAATTATCGCGGGTCATAATAGACTTAGGCCTGTCGTATGTAAAGCGGTTGTTGCGGAGCTGCTCGTATAGTATGTTGCGCTGAGGGGACGGACCGCCTTCCCTTCTTTCCCCGGGAGGGATAAGCTCCTTATCTATGTCTTGACCGACCCTTGGGCGCCTTGGGTCGAGCGGGACCATGTCCTCTGGGCGTTCTGGAACATCTTCTTGAACCACCTCCCTTCTTGGCTCGCCTCCACCAACGTCGCTGTATCTCTCGCCGTACCCTACTGGAGCCATACCTGCGCCCGCTTGGGTCGTCTCGCTGGCCAATCTGGTGCCGAGAAGATCCCCTTTGATCGGGTCTCCGCTAAGTATCTCGGCCCCGCCCATTCTACTCGGTCTTTCTTCCGCTGGGGGCTCACTCGTGGCTCTCTTCAGGGCCGCGATCAGCGCCTCGGTGTCTTCGCCTCCTTCGCCGCCTGTGGCGCCTCCGTTCTCGAACTTCATCCCGTACTTCGCCTTAAGGTAGTTTCTAAGGCGGTCTTTTTTACTTCTTAGCTTCATTAGGTTGTGGCTACGAATATTTCTACGTCAACGTCGGCTGAGTTAGCCTGCGCTTTGATTTCATCTATGGCCGCCAACGTGGCGGTGTTGCTGTTTGACGCGTAAGCGTCCATAAGGCTGTTATTCATCATGAAGGTCCCGTCTGGCTCCAACTTCAGCATGTACTCCTCAGAGCTCCCTGAAATACGCAGGGTGACGTAGTTGGTATCGTCCAAATTCGTGATCCGGAGGTACTCCGTGGTTGCGTCTTCGAACTGTCCGGCGTCCACTGCCGTACCAAACTTAACGATGGACACTTCAGACGCGGTAGGCACCGTAACGATGCGGTTGTCTGTCTGGTTAATCCCAGAGATAGACATCACGTTCTCAGAACCGCGGTCTTTGCCGTTGAGGGTGACCTCCTCCTTTATTGTCACTGTAATAGTTGCCATTATCTGCGTTTTCTCTTAAGGACTCTCATCCCGTTTTTACCGTAAACGTCGGCTTGGCCGAAATCCCCCGATTCCACATCTTCTGGTGGGGTTATGGCGTCGCCGATGGTCTGTGCTGCGTCGAGGGCCTTCTTGGCCTTCCTTGCTTTATTCAATGCGTCAAGGGCTTTGGGTGCCGCGCCCTTCAAAGCGCCCCCGATCCCTGAAACACCCTGCCCGATAGCCGGCGCTGCGCCTGCCGTTGCCACGGTGGCCGCCGCTACGGCCGCAATCTTACCCGCCCTCTTAAGCTTAGCCCTGTTCACCTCTTGCAGATACTTCAAGCGGTCCTGCTCTTTGGGTGAGATCTTACCGTCGAACTCCCGAGACTTCTTTCTGAGCTCTCTCAGCTCCTTTCTGTCGAATCCTCCCCCGCTTCCGGGCATGTCGGCAAACCTCTTTTCAAGGTTGAACTTGTCTTTAGCGGAATCTACCGCCGCGCCAACTCTGGAAGCCATGTTTGCCATGAGGCAAATATACTTATTTGTGTTTAAAGTACTCTACTTGGCGTAAACGCCTAGCAGCCCCCAGCCTAGAGGCGTAAGGACCGCCTAAATTCTTGCCCTCTTTGCTCTTTACGTAGTACCCGTCCTTCTTTTTAACGATCATGGCACAGCTATCCTCGCGTTTAAACATTAAAACCGAATCAAACATCCAAAAAAACAATCTTAACAGCCTTTTTTCATGATTGCTTCGATATCGCAAAGGTATAAACAAAAATTTGAAAAGTCAAGATTCAAGCAAAACTTTAAGTGAACCGCCTAAAGCACTGTTTTTACGATATTTAAGGGTCATTTAAGTAAACACGCCCCAAAAACCCGCAAAAAATCGTGAGAAATACCGATCGTGGGGATTATATGTATATGTGAACGTGCGCGCGTTGAATCCGAAACGGATTCCAAAACCCCCTCCCCCTCAAACTCTTACGAGTTTGCGCTAACTTTTCAGCTTTTTCCCCCTGACTTTCAGTCAGTTAGAGCCGATTGGTTGAACCGATGGTCGAAGCGAAGCTTGGTAACGTGTTGGACCGAAGGTCGGAACAATCCCTTACCTAAAGGTAAACTCCAACATCTTCCACCCCTTAACGGGGTGACTCTGCCAAGTTCTGTTAACTATTCAATACTTCGTATTGAGGTTTGAAATCCAACACAAAAATTCCCTTGGCGGAGCGGCGTAGGTACACCGAACACCACGTAGCCAACTTGTTGGCTTCCTGTGAGTTCCGAGATTTGGCTCAAGGATTACTTACAAGTAAGTAATAAATTCGGTCAAAGTAGAGTTGTAGGAAGAAAGAGAAGGGAAGTCTATGACTTCTCTTCCTTCCTACTAACTCCTAATCGGTTTTGAGAAGTCGCCGATTGGGTTAACCTTCAAACTTCATCTCCGATGAACAAGTTCAATTTCAACGACTGCCGCAAAGCGGCAAACCAAGCCATCTTCCGTCCAACCGCAGAGCGGAAGCAGGAAGCAGTGAAACTGCTGATGGAGGCCATCAACTTCATCAATGACCTCGAAGAGGTCAAAGCGGCAAAGCCAAAGGCCAAGCGTCGTCGTAAGACGACGAAGCGGGCCACCCCACAGCAACGAGTTGCTGACAAGCAGGAGAAGGCCTTCCACGGCAAGGCAGACACCCCCGTGAAGCCTTCTTCGAAGGCTAAGACGGCTTCAGTAGAAGCCGCTAAAGCATCTCTGCAAGAGATGGATGAGAAGCGGGCTTTGGCTAAAGCCAAGAAGGTGGCCGTCAAGAAGGTGGCTCGCGGTGTTCAACCAAAGGTTGAAGACGACTCTCGCATTGCTTCCTTGGAAGCAAAGATTGAGGCTCTGACTGCGGCCCTCGCAGTGCATATGCAGTCAGCCCTGCCTGTGAATGCTAACGAAGTTAGCATTGAAGAATTGCCATTCCAACTCTAAATTCATCTACGATGAACTTCTACGATTATTTTGAGTCAGTCCCCGTCTTCCTGTGTGCTCTCGCAGTTGTGCCTTGTGCGGCCTACGTGATTTGGGACGCCATCGACTTCTTCGTCAACGGCTAAACCATTAGAGAGTCCGTATATATACTCTCTCTGAACGTAGTGAAGAGAGTATATATACTGGACACTCTTTGACAAACATTTTTCAAACTTCAATTCATCAACCTATGCAGACCTTTGCAGACATCCGCCGTCAGCTGATTGCTGACATCCTCGACAGCCACCTCTCCTTCGACGCAGTGCGTGCTTGCGCTGAGTGGGACGAACTCACCTGCCTTGAGCAGATGACCCTTGAGGATTTGATTGATATGTAATATCAATTCAAGGTACACTGACGAGGCTTAAGTAGCCGAAACACCACTTTAGTGGTGTCTGTATCAAACTTCAAACTTCATCTACGATGAAAAAATACCCAAACGGCTACCTGCCCAAGATTGTGCACCACATTACCAAAGGTAACTGGGACAAGGTGCAGTTTTTCTACGACCGCCAACTCGAACACTACGGGCCTCTCACGGAGGCTGATTGCTCAGTGATGGGCAATTTGTTTCAACAGGCATTCAAGGTACACTGACGAGCCTTGAGTAGGCGAAACACCACGAAAGTGGTGTCTGTATCAAACTTCAAACCTCATCTACGATGACAAAAGACGACATCCGTGACGTGGCTATCCTCGTCACCGAGCAACTGCTCGACAATGCCCCGCATCTCTTGGGCGAATGTGTCCTTGAGGTGCGCGATGAATTCGGTGGCCTCACATACACAGCCGAAACTTTTGAACTTCAAGATTGCATCTTCGATGCACTTACCAAAACTCTCAAGCAATGAAAATCGAATCTCTTTACTTCCTCATCCAAAGCGGTGAGGGCTTCAGCGTCCGCCCAGACGGATACCTTACCTATGTAGGCGACGGCTACGCCGTTGGTGGTGTGAAGGGCGGCAAGGTCTTCACGATGGCAAACGAAATTCTTTCGTTCAATGTGTTCTCCGCTCAAATGGCTCGGCTTGCGTCATACTTACCCGACGAATCACAAGTGATTGGCGGATGGGTTGACGATGGAATCGTCTACCTTGAGGTCTCCGACATCATCAAGTCAAAGTCGGTTGCCCTCGAACTCGCAGAAGCGCGCGGCGAGAAGGCCATCTACGACTTTGCTAACGCAAAATCCATCGAGGTATGAACCTTTACCGAGCATACTTCTACTATGGTAGAGACCGAGACGATTGGATGTCGCGCGACTTCGCGGCCCACGACCTCACGAGCGCACTCGATCGAGCCACGCACATGGTGCCTTACGGCTACAACCTTTGGAAGGTCGAACTTGCCGAAGACAAAGAATTTTCATTCAACAAATTCATCAAATGATTCAAGCCCTTTTGTACGCCAACGTAGGCTTGGCGGTGTCCGTGCTCGGCACGGGAATGTTCATGCTCATCAGCATGATTATCGAAATGTTCAACGCTGAAAATCAGTGAATTACAATGTCAAACTTCAATAAACACTTCAACCCGTTCCGCGGCCTGTCCTTGGACGAACTCATCGAATCTTACCTGTACTTTTCTGCCGTCGAAGACAGCGAAGCGGTCTCCCTTGTGGGTGACGCGTACAACGAGGACATCTACATGGACTTGCGTGATTTCGGCATCGGAACTGCCGACTTCCCCGAATAGAGAGTGTTAGTATATATACTCTCTCTGAACGTAGTGAAGAGAGTATATATACAACACCTCTCAAATGTCAAACTTCAAACCTCTACCACAATGGTAAAAGACAATTTTTTCCAACGCCCCGTCGGTGCGGCGGTGCTCTACCTCAACGACTTCCACTTCGGTCGAAACCTCTCCGTGCTCAACCAAGCCGCTCGGCTTGTGCCTGACGACGTGAAGGGATTTGCCTCTCTCGTAGCAAATACTCCTAACATCAGTGCAGACCAAGTTCAGGACATCATCAACCTGCTCTACGACTACGCAAATGACGCGGTGGGCGGACGGCTCAAAAACCCAAAGGGATGAGATTCGAACACGAATTCAAGACACAAACGCCAAGAGGCAGTGTTGTGTGCGCCAAGATTTGGTTAGACCCTGACATCGGTTATGGTGGAGGGTACGAAATTTGGGATGAAGCCACGGGTGGCAACCGCATCTATGTGGAAGGTGCGCTCGAAACAGAGGACTCCTCTGACGGAGAAGGCAACGAAGCTGTCGTGCTCACAGGGTACGACGGATGCTACGAACTACCCGAATACATCATCAATGCCCTCGAAGAGAAGGGCGTAATCATTGACCTATGAACAGCAAAGACATCTTCAACATCATCATCGAACTCTCCCGTATGCAAGAGGCGGAGCTTGTCAAGCACAACAAGTCCCTTGCGGAGCAGTTGTCAAAGAACGACAAGCCATCTACGTTTAACCTTTCAAAGAGCAAGCAATGAACATCTACGAGAAAGCCGTTGCAGGGTTAGCCCTTGCGGCGCATGACTCCTCCATCGTTCAGCAATCAGCCGAAGACGTCGGTGTGTGGATTTTGGTGTGGAACCACGACCTGCTCGATACCCACTACTTCCGCATCCACGACGAAGAGATTACTTGGTGGGCAGAATACTACGACGAACAACAAAACGAAAAGCAATGAAAGAAACAACATCAATCACACTAATGGACAACCAAGTAGCCGTGTTCGACTTCAACACACGGGAGGTTGACATCGTGACTATCGACAACCTCGATGAAGTAGAGGACTTGGAGGAAGCCCTCGAACAACTCGGATACAACACATCACAAATCGCATACATGGCATGAAGAACGTAAAGAAAATGACGAACGACGAGTTCATGAGCCATCTCATGACGGGGTACAACAACCACGGCCCACTCGTGCAAATGGTAGTCCTCGACTGCCTTCAACGTGGCCTCGACCACTACATCTCACACAAAGATGAAATCCTCGCCGCCGACAAGGCAGACCGAGAAGCAGGCAAGATGTCTTTCATCAACATGAAAGCATGGGTGTCATGCTGTGAAGAAACTATGCAACGAATCGAAGACAAATACTCATGAAACTACCACTGAACATCGACACCGAGGTGTTGCTCGACGTGAGCATCGCCCTCAACGAGAGAACCGCATCCAATCAAAGCGGTTACGTTAACCTCGTTAATGTGTGCAGAAAGCACGGGTTGAACTACTTCCAAATCAACGACATCATAGCGCGTGTAGAGTCAGACCTAACGGACATGATTGTTGAGTGCATCGAAGAGAACGCAGAGAATGGTTAATTGAAGTTTGACCAAGAGGGGTGGCGTGTAACGTCACGCCCCCCTCGACCCATCCCCTCTCAATCTATTTGGAACATTACCTTGTCAGGTGTGGTGGGGTAGCCAGTCATCAACGATGATTAAGTCGGGGCGATTGGGAGGGTAGTCATGTTGACCCGTTATGGCTATCAATGACTGACGGCTCGGAAAGACGAGCATCGCTTTTCAAGGGAGCGCAGTCGGTGCGTACACTCGATCGAGTGGCAGTTGTGTTCGAATCCCAACCTCCCTTCTATTAGTCGGCGGACGTTAAACGCATATTACTAAAGTGGCCTCACCCAAAAGCGCGTGGATGAGGATGAGGCCGAGATATATTCCATGCCACCCGATACCCTGTGGGCAGTTAACAATCAGGGGAGAGGATGGGCAAGGGGAGCAATGCCACTGAACGGGTGACAAATAGACGTTCAGGCCCCACCCAACCTCGACCTCCCTTCTATATAGGCAGAGAATCCCGATGGTCGGGCGGCGTTAAGCCATTCATCGCGTCGTTATTGATACGCCATGTGGCTGGCATATTGCGTATCCAACGAGGTTCGAATCCTCCTCTGCCTACTTATGTGTGAGTGTATATACACCTTCTGAGTTTACGAAGAAGGTGATATACACGAACACTTCAACTCAAATTCAAACTTCAATTCAATTCAACATGAAACAATATGCAGTAATCCACGCTGTCGCAGGACTCTTCGAAGGGTACTCCGACACAAATTGCGATTTCTTTCCTACAAGGGAGGCCGCAGAGAAGCACATCAAGCAATTCCTCGACGACTACCGAGAGGACGAGATGTGTGTCAACATCGAACACCAAGAAGGCGGTGATGCCGAGGTGACTATGACTCGTGACTACGAGGACTACCACGCTTGCGTCCCATCAGACATGGAGCATGACGATTGGGTTGCCGAGAACGGCGACGATTGTAGTGTCGAGGTCTTCCGCATCATCGAGATTGACAATGCCTACCGCAAAGACACAACCGAGTCATGTTGGATGACGTGGGACCAACAGGATACTACTCAAGCATGGGACTACTACCCCTTGTGTATGTCCTTGGTGGCTCGTGTATCAAGCGACGTGATTGACAACGACCCATCGGTTCACGGCCTCGAACAACTCACCGAGTTCACCAACGCTGTGTACTACAGCGACCATGCCTTCATCGACGTGGACGACTACGTGATGCACGCTTTCCGTATCCCCAAACCACAAAGTGTCAAATGAAAACGCCTCAAAGTGTAAAATGGAATCACAATCTGTGATGTCAAAAACCATCATTAACCTCTAATTTGAGCTATAAAGGCGGAAATATACATCATGAACAACACAATCAACTTTGACGACGAGCAAAAGCAAGAGCTAATCAATCGTATCAGCGACGTGCTCAACGAGACAGGTGCATACTCCGCCCTGTACAAGCTACTCGTTGTCAGCGAAGAGGTGATGCTTCACTCCGACATGGAGAACCTCGCCGAAGAACTCGAAGAATTTATTTTTAACTACACACAAATCGAAGAAGATGACTAAAGCTGAATTGATTGACGCAATGGCGGAATACCCCGACGACGCACTCGTAGTAATCGAGGTACACGACACCATGTTGGCCGAAGACCTCTACGACTTCACGTTTGACGCTGTACATATGAGTGGATTTGCAACTCAAAAACCTCAATACGAACTGCGGCTCACCGCTATCAATCACCACGAAACAATTAATTGGTAATGAACATCGAAGACATCATCAAGTACGAAGAGGGTAGGCTCAACGATGCCCAAACCCTGCGCCTTTTCTCCAACCTCATTCGGTCGGGTGCGGTGTGGGGAT